TTTCCATACCTTCATCAGTTTTAAACCAATGCGCTAAAGCAGTGTATGGATGCTCGTCAAAAGGAACTGTCATTACAGGTCTATTGTTAGATGCCCATAAAAAGTTTCTTTGATCACCACTTAACTTTAATATACCAAGCTCTACAGCTTTTATACCAAAGTTTCTAAGTTGAACATTATCATCAGAAGCTAATTCTAAGAATAAAGCTGGATTATTTCTAGCAAATACTAATAAATCTCTTTTAAGTTCTTTAGAGCTTAACCTAGATACACTAGAACCTTTTTCTACACGCATAATAGCTTCTGCCATATCAATATCTAATTCTCTAGCCATTAGTATTGCGTCTGCTTCCATTTCTAATATCTCTATTTCATCAGCAGCTTCTTTTATTGGTTTATATTCTTCATATATGTTATCTCTGTGAGGGTGATATAAAGAAAGTAATTTTTGTAACGTAGTTTTTTCTTTTTCAACAAACAAACTACCGTTTCTAAATATAATATGAGCTAATCTTTGATCACCTTTCATTTCATCAACAAAAGGAGTTCTTTGGTTTTCACAATATTTTAACTCTCTTTCGTATCCAGCTTCTTCGTCAAAATAATAAATATTTGAAGATCTTAACATGTAAGATATAGGTTTTTTACGACTTTTTAAGTTATAAATCCTATCTTTTATTTCCCACTTTAATTTTGCAGGTTCAACTTTTTTTATTTTTGGTGTTTCAACAACTGGTGTTTCAACAACCTGTGGAGTTTCTTCAACATCCACTTTTGTTTTCTTTTTTGCCATAATATAATATATAATAAAATTAATAAAATAAAGTCGAGGCCGAAGCCCCGACTTTTAAATAATGATTTACTTCATTAACATAAAGTTGTTAGCACCTTGAGTGATTAAACATCTTTCAGTTAAGAAATGAAGTTGCATTGCATCTAAAGCAGATGTAGCAGCACCAACAGAACCAGTAACCCAAGTTTTCATTCTTCGGTCATCAGTTTGTGAAGCTCTATATCTAACGTGTAAGAAAGGTCTCTTCATGCTTTGTCCAACAGTTTGATCATAAACTGAAGTTGTACCAGCAGGAATCATAACACCTCTAATTGCGTTAGCACCAGCTATTTCGTTAATACCACCTCTTGTAGCTTTATCATTTAAATATCTGAAATCAGACTTATAGAAGTCATAAGAACCTCTTCTGAAACCAGTGAAACCTAAATTTAACGCCATATCTTCAGAGTTGTTAAATACACCGTAAGATGTACCACCAGCTCCGTAAGAGTTCATTGAAGCTAACATATCGTCAATAGCTAAGCTAGTTCCTCTGTTAACAAACATCATGTATTCTTCGATAGCACCTTGCTTATCAAACTCAGCTAAAATAGCATCGAACTCAGCTAAGTCAGTAGCAGCGTTAACACCAGTTACACCAGTGGTTATATTACCTCTGTCTTCAATAGCATCGAATAAACCTTGAGTACCTACTTGTCCAGCACCAGATGTTGATCCAAGAATTAAAGAATCGCCATCTAAAGCAGATCCAGCAGCGTTAAGCTCTGATTCTAACATTGCCATTTCAATGTAGTCAGTAAATCTAGCTCTTGTGTCAGCTTCAGCTTTTAAGTACCATAAGTAACCTGATTGTCCGTTCTCAGCAGATACTTCAACCCAACCAATTCTAGAAGCGTCAGATCCTGATACTTCGTAGTAATCTTTCATAATAATTGGTTTGTTAGTAAAAGATTTAAACTGAGGTTCGTTAGCTCCTCTTGAGTCACTAGCAGCTGGCGAAGCAGCAGTAGTGTTATAGTTATCACCTTTACCAAACTCAGAGCCATAAACTAATATTGTTGCTCCTAAAGCAGCTGTACTAGATCCAACAGTTCCTGATAAGTTTGCAGCTCCATAAGGAAGAACAGTTAAAAGGTCTTTGTCAGTACCATCCATTTTTGTTACTAAACATTTAGCAACACCACTAGCACTAGCGATAATAACAGTGTCATTAACTCTAATACCGTGAAGCGCTCTTGTAGCACCAGAACCAGATATACCATTAGTAGTATCTTCGTTGTTACCATCGATGTCAGACTGTATTTGAATTGTTGTTGATGATTTTATCTCACCTTTGTAAGATAAGTGTAAACGACTTTGCTCAGACCAAACTACTTGATCAGAAGTCATCGGTTCTTCAGCACCTACTTGAGATAAGAAACCTGAAATAGTTCTCGGTCCGAAAACTTCAGCTTCTTTCTCCATTAGGTCTGGTAAGTACTGTTGCGCCCAGTTCGCACTGTTTGCAGAAGCACTTGTAAAATCTAGATAATTTGTAGATAGCGTTTGTTGTCTTACAGACGGCACACTATTTAAATTACCTCCAGGATTTGAAATTGCCATAATTTTGTAATTTTAAATTGTTATTTATTGTTTTTAATTTTAAACTTAAAATCAGAAGAATTATCACCTAATACTCTTACTTTAATACCACCTGTTTCAACTTCATTAAAAGCTTGTCTTGGTGACATATCAACATTTTTAGATTTAGCTATACTATCTTTCATAGCATCAGCTTTGCCTTGTTCGTAAAAGTGTTTAGCAATAGCATCAGCATTCATAGCTGTAAATAAAGATTTATGATAACCTGTAGCGTCTTTTAAAGCAGAATTTTTATCTAAAAACTTTTTAGTAAAATTACTTATATCGCTTTGAGTTGTCTTTATTTCATCAGCATTGTTTACGTTGAATCTATATCTTTTATCACCGACGTTATATTCAAAACCTTTGAACTTGTCGTTAAAAACTTGATTAGTTTTTTGCGTAAAAATATCAGAGTTCTTTTTTACTATTTTTTCATTTGCTTCTGACTCTTTGTTATATCTATTAAAAAAATCCCAAGCTTTTTGTTGTTCAGGCGTTAACCTTGAACCAGCTTTAATTTCTTTATAGTATTTAGACTTTTGCCCGTCTAAGTAGGCTCTAGCGCTGGCAACTTGCTCTTTTAACGCTAATTTTTTTCTTTTTATATCTCTTTCAGTATCTTCTTCTTCATCTATAGCAAACGTGTCTTCCATCATAAAACTAATTTCATCATCAGTTAAATGTTTTTTTGTTTGCTTATAATATTCTCTTAGCACGCTATTGTCATCATAATTAGTATAATCTTGATTTATACGTACATAATCATTTATATCACCACCTGTTTCTTCCATGAAATCAACAAGCTTTTGTATGTTTTCTGGTAACTCTTTACCTGTTTCTTGAGCTTCAGTTATAGCTTCTTTAGTTTCTTCAACTAATTCTTCAACTTGCTCTTCAACTTTTTCTCCTGTTATTTCTTCAATAACGGGTTTTTCATCTTGAACGGTATCGGGTTTTTTACCTTCTCCGGTAGGTTTTTCATCTGTTGCTTCGACGTTTTCTTCGAGTACTTTTTCGCTAGTTTCGGATTCGTCGCGTACAGAAACCTCATCTGTGCTTTGCTCTGGAACGGCATCTTCTTGTTTTTTTGGTGGGTTATTTAAATCTACTTTGATGATATTATCATCTGTTGTTTCTTTTTTTGCACTAAGATCTACCTTAGTAACATTATCTGTTTCTTGTTTTTTTGCCATAATATAATATAATAATAATTAATAAGTTTATCTAGGATCAAAAGATCCTAAACTAAAATCTCCACTAAGTATATCATTACTTGTAGACTCAAAGTTTTTAGGTGGTTTACCTGTTTTTCTTTGATCTATAAGCTCACTTTGTTGTGTGGCTTGTATTTTAGTTCTTTCATCTTTTCTATCTTCTTTTTCTTTTTCTCTATTTTTCATACCTTCAGTTTCAATGCCTTTTAACTGCATGTTATATTGAAACTCTAAAGCCATTAGTTCTTTTTTAAATTCTACTTCTTGTTGCATTTTTTGTGAATCAATTTGAGCTTTTAATTGTTGCATTTGAGCCTCGTTTTGAACAATAGCTTGGTTTTTTTGAACTTCTATTTGTGCAGCGGCTTGAGCAGCCTGTGTATTAGACTGTGTTTGCGCTTGAATGTTTTGAAGCTGCATCTGTCTATCTTCATTTTGCTTTTTCTTTCTTCTTATTTTTAAAAGTTGATTTGCTAGTTTTATATTTTTTATTTCTCTAATATCAATAGCATCTTCAAGCTCTATATTTTTTTGTTGTAAAGCCATTTGAATATTATTTTCTAACATAGCTTTTTCTTCTTCATCTGGTTGAAGATTTATAAATATTCCAAAATCATATAAATGTAATTCTTTTATTTCATCTAAAGTAGCAACATTATGAGCACCAATAGCTTGAACAAAAGCATCTGCAGTTGGTGAATATTCTAATATATCTGATATTCTAAGAGAAACTTTTTCAGCTGTTTCTGCTGTTAAAAATAAACCCGACTGTAATATGTGTCTAGTAGCTGTATTACTATTAGCTGCAGCTATTTTTTGTATACCAACTAATGCGTTTTTATCTGGCATAGTACCATCTCTAGCTTCATTAAGACCGGTTGTATCTCTAATCATTTGTAGATAATAATTGTAATTAGCTATAAGAGCTTGCATTTTATTACCACCACTACCACTAGTTATTTCTTGTATTGGTACTTTACCAGGGTTTATATCACCATCTTGTGTAAATGATCTACCAATAACACTACCTGTTTGAAAAAACATGTTTAAAGCTTCTTGTGGATTATAATTTGTACCGTTACCTAAATCAACCTCTGCTAAACCATCAGCATCTAAATAAACACCATCAGGCACCATACGTGACATTACTTGCTGTAGTTTTAAATGAGTGAGCTGTATCATATCAGCAAAACCAGTAATACGTTTAACTAAACTTTCTATTCTACCATCATACATCCTAGGCGCTACTATAGAGTAATTCATTTTTACTTTATTGTAATCACTTTTACTACGCATCATGTTTTTAGCCATCTCCCACTTTAATAATTTGTTTGTACCAAGTATTAAAGCACCTTCATATAAAACTTCAACTGCTCTTTGCAGTTTATCAAAGCTACCTTGTTTATCATCAGGTGGATTAAAAGTATCATCTTTTTGTATTATTTTAAAAGCACCAGTACCAGTTTCTTTTATTTTATAAACTTCGTTCATATATGTTTTATAATTAAAATATAAAACTTGAACTTTATTATTATCTTCTTTGTTTGGGTTATATCTATTTCTATTATTATTACTTCTATAGTAAGAAGATTTTTTTAAAATGTCTTGCAAATCATTTTCTTCTAAAAACGGAAACTCTTTTGCAAGTTCGTTTATTGGTATGTTTTTAACTTCACCAGCATAATATAAATCTTCAAAATAAGGTGAATCAGTGTAAGAATAAACTAAATTAGCAGGATCTATATATTTTATAGTAACACCTTCAGAAGTATTAAAATCAGTTTTTACAGCACCAATACCTAGCACAGTTAAATCATAATAAAAACGTTTTTTAATTAACTCGTAATTATTACCTTCAAATAAAACGTTTAGCGCTTGCTCTTGAGCCACTTCTATTGACTGCTTGTAATTTAACTGCATGTGCAGCTGTAACTCTTCTGTAGTTTCTGGTAGTTCTTTAATGTTACTTTCTCTTAAATTAATACCAAATCTTTCTTCAGCTTCATCATTAAACTCTTTCATTTCCATATCACTAATTATACTTTCCATATATTTAGTTCTTTTTTCAACACCATTAGGTGATTGTGAAAAAGCTTTTATGTCGTAAGTTCTTTGAGCCATACCGTTAACAACAATGTCTACAAACTTAGGTATAATAGGTACAGGTGTCCAGTCTAAGTTTAAATAAGATAAATCACCATTAATAGATAATTCATCTTTATATTTTTGTATTGATTGCTCGCCTCTAGCGTATAGTCTTAACCTATGAAAATCGTTGTAGTTGCTTTTATATCTATTGTTATTATAGTCTTCATTAAACCACTCTGTTTCTATAGCTTTTGCTACTTTCAACCCATAATCATAGCTTAACTTTTCAGCATCACTAACTGTTTGTTTTGGAAAATAACTATTAGAATATCCCATATTTATTTTATTATTTGTGAAGTATTACCAGTGTTTCTATACTTAGAAATACTTATGTTTAATTTTGTTTTTTCTTTTATATTGTTTGGTCTATACAAATGCCTATTACAAGCCATAATAGCTAAACCGCTACTAATTGTTGCATCAAACTTTGTACGTTTGTTTATATCAAATTTACTCCAATCATTTAAAGTTTTATTAAAATGTATATTACCATAAACACTTTCTTTAATATGTCCAACGTGTTGTTGTATATACATTTCTATAGCAGCAGCATGAGCTTGCTTTATATCTTCGCTAGTATTTGGTATACCACCTATTTCTTTTTCAGCTGTTGATAGCTTGTTCCAAGATCTATCAGGACGATTCATACTATAACCTCGATAACCACGTCTTCGTAAATAATATAATAATCTTGGCTTATTGTTTTCTGCAAGTAACGGCATACCGTAAAACACTAATGCCATTAGTACATCTTCAAAAAATATATCAGCTGTCTGTGGCCTTGCTATATATTCTAAGAAAAAGTGATTTGGTGGTGCATCTTCCATACTAAACTTAGTTAGACCATGTAAAGCACCTTTTGAACCTTTTCCATCTACAGTACCGCTAATATCGTAGCTGTCGCAGCCAAAAGCGCCCATATGATCGTTGCCAGGGTATTTGATTCCATTTTTTAATATAATTTTATTCTGTAAGTTTAAAGGCGGTACCCAGCTAATATTAAATCTACCTTTTGGATCTGGATAAAATATTACACTTGTATCTTTTATACCGTTTAGCCATTGAAAATTACCAACACTAACATTGTGTTTAACACCTTCGTTATAATCTATTTGTTCGTATATTCTAACTAAATTAAATATACTATTTTTTGCTTCATCTCTAAACGCATGTTCTTCAGTTCTTGGAAACTGTCTGTAAAACTCGTTTAAAGCATCTTGATCATTTTTTAAACCATCAACTTCATTTTGCCAATGATCTATTATGCCATAATCTATTAATTCACCGTCTGGTCCGAAAACATCATTACTTGGACTATTAAAGACTGGATGTCCGTATTCATCAATAAATCCTTCGTAGTTCCACTCCATTGGGATAAAGAGAGAATAAAGCCCAGACTTTGTCTGTCCATTACGGTTTCGTCTATTAACATCTGAGTCATTGTATAATTTTTTAAAGTTATCACCTCCTTTATCAAGAGCGTTACTAGTACTACCCATCATACATTTACCAACCACTCTAGCACCTAAACGTAAACATGTTTTAGTTACACGCCAATTGTTTAATATATTATCTGGTCTTTCCCACTTACCACTTTCATCATGTACTAGTAAGTTTAGTTTTTCACCGTCATAACTATTATCACCCGTGTTTTTCCAGTCTATAGTTGTATCTAATCCTTGTAAGTCTTCTTGCTTTTCATTTGCAGTAATTTTTTTACGAGTAAACTTACTCGCAGGTACACGGTAAGCAAGCTCAGACTTAGGTCTATCCATACCATCTTGTATCGGTTTAAAGAAAAACGGATAGTTAACAGATATTGGTACAACTTTGTCTGTAAACATTTT